TTTACCAATAAAGTCAAGTCTATAACTTTCTTGTCTTGTAGGAATAAACCATTTGTATAGGTCAAGATAATCTAACATGGCAATACCATATAGATTGTAAACGGTTTGTGGTCTGCCTCTTACATTAATCTCTTCTCTATTCGCCATATTCCAAGGCGACATTCTATTTGCAACTTTATCACCTGCAATTAGTTTAATTCTATTCATCAAATAAGGTAAATCAAAAAATTTTGTATTCCAACCTGTAATAACATCTGGATGATTTTTAATCCAGAATTTTAAAAACTCAAACATCAATTGTTTTTCGTCTTTACATTTTACATAAGTTACATCTGGTCTGTCAGTTTTAAAATCACCAACACCCCAAGTTATGATTTGTTTATTAGATTGATTTTTTACCGTAATACACAACAACTCTTCAATAGGATTTTCTACATCTGGAAAACCGTTTTCACAAGTTGTTTCTATATCAAGTGTAAATATTTTAATATGGTCTTTGTCCCATTTAATCTCTTCAGGATATTCTGAACCGATATATTGATAATGATATCTTTCAAGACCATAGATAGGTGAATTTTGTGTGACCACATCTCTACGAAATCTACGAGCTGCATTGATAGTCGTAAATTCAATAGGTTTTAAAAACTGACCTTGTAAAGTTTTGTATTGTGAGTGTTCTTGTGTTAGGGCGTAGAGAGTAGGACCAAAATCTATTTTATCTTTATAGTCTTTTCCGTTTAGGACACCACGAATTAAAAGTTTACCTTTGTGTTCAATTACATTCTTATAGAAGTTCATGCTTTCTCAATTTCACCGTTACATTATTTAAATCATCATTAAGTTGTATCTGACAGGCCAATCTTGACTTGCCAGGAATATAACCTTGCTCATACTCTAATAGACTTTGTTCTAAAGAGTTTTCTGTAATCTTTAACTTATCACACCATACATCATCTACATGAATATGGCAAGTACCACATGCTTGACAACCACCACAATCAGCAGGTATCTCTGGTAAATCCAGTTCTTTAGCTGCCTCCATGATAGTTCTACCAACCGGCATATCTACCGATATTGTTTCGGTATCTCTTATAAAATTAACTTTTACCATTAATTTGGTAAATTAGTTTCTGTTATAAGTCCTTTGTTTGGTGTAAGTATCTTACTTGTATTTGCCTCGTAAGATGATTTGATTTCGTCTTTAGGGTCGGTCATAAAAACCACTTTGTCTTTAGCAACCTCAACTTTATCACCCTTCCCAAACGCATTGTATAAACTCATCATCAATTGAACCGGTTTACCAGGTCCCATTTGTTGAGGAATAATTACAAAAGGTTTTTCTAGGGTTACTTTTTCTGAACCACTATCAACTTTGGC